GTAAAATAAACTTGAATCGATCTTTAAAAACAATTTATTCATTAAAATTTGTGTTTGTCTGAATGAAAATAGAGAATCAGGAATAACATCTTCGGGTAAACAGTTTTCTCTTTTTAAATATAATTTAGCTTCTTCTTCAATTTCTTCATAATTATCATACAGTGCTTCACCCCAACCTTTAACAATAGCCTCAAACTCTGTTAATTCATAGGGATCTAAACTAGTAACATTACCTACATTGAAATCATAATGTTTTGATAAATATCTCGTCATCAGCAACACACCAACAGGGTTAATAACTTTCTCTATAGACAATGATTTTGATACCCAACTTTTTATAAGCTTTACTGGGTCTGTTATTTTAGTCAATCCTCTAATTCTTTTAAGCTCTTTACCTTCTTCAGTTATAATAAGGTCATCAGTATACGCACTCTCATCTTGTAAAAAATGCTGTATATCTTCAGCTAAATCTATTTGATCAAAATCTAGATCATCTAAATCTATTACATAATCATCTTCATCTTCAATGTCATCGTCTAATAATTCCATTTCTTCAGCCCAACTTTTACTAGACATGCTGGTTATTGTACTGTAACCTTCTTTTGTCATTTCAAGACCACTTAAATCTAAAACATTGTTAGGATTTATATATTCAAGGAGTTTATTAAACATGAATAAATCAACAGAGATTTTAGCTTTATTTAAAATTAAAGAATAAGCATTAGGAGGTATGACAGCTGGTAATCCTTTCATGAAATTTTCAATTAACCCTGCACTTATGATTGGATTTAAGTATAAGTTTTTGAAATATATAGGTCCAATAGCATCAATTGCTTGATATCTTATATCTCTTATTGTGTGATAAGCATGAGCTAATAAAAATCTAGGACTTTCAATATCATGTTGAGCTATAGCTTTAAATCCATTATCTACTATTACAATATTAAACACATTTTTTTGAACTTGATGTGTTCTCAAACTTGTCTTCAAGAAACAATTTCTATAAACTATACATTGTATATTAGGTTTCCCCCACTCAAAACCAGCATCAGTTTTAAATAACACAAGAGCATTTGTATGATTTACTTTGTTCTGTTTAAAACGCATACCACATTTAATTAGTTCATTGCTAACTTCAGTCATCATTATTTTTTTAAAAACATGTTTACTAGTTATTGAGGTTTCTAATACATAGTCCTTTTTATCCCAGAAAATTTCTAACCTTGCACAATCCATTCCAAAATTAAATGTTACACGAAGATCACCTTCATAAAGATGAGTTTCTTCATTATAGGTTTGATAACAATATGCATCATATTGTTTACCTGAATATGCCCTTCTATTTGCTTGTGCTTGTAATAATGACATATCTTTAAATAAATCATATATCATAAGACCAGCACATTGTATTTCAGGGTCTATTAACGGTGTACCTTTTCTTTGGAACATACTTACCCAATCCAATAACGTTTTGTCTTCAAACCACAGTGATTGGAATTCTTGCAGTGTGTTAAAATCATTATATTTTAACCACCTCCACATCTCAATGCACACACGTAATGCTGCAAGATTCAACCTATCACCTGATTGTTCTCTAGGGTTAAAAATAGAAACTGCTTTTAATACTTCTCTATGTGGTATTATTTTCATATTTCTGATAAAAGACATATCTCTAAGCCAAAAACTACATATACCTTCAGCTGTTCCTTCTACATTTCCTTGCACTATGACAATTCTAGATCTACCTGATTTGTATAATAATGGTGCAATTCGTTTCATTATCTTTTTATCTTCTAAATCAAGCCCTAATTCACGATATACACCATCATGTAAAATTTTTAAATCAGAAGGAAGGGATTCAGGGAAATGAGCATATTGCATAACATCTCTGATTTCATTTGCAGTTGTAGCAAATCTGTAAGCTATAACTATATTCGTAGTGTTTTGTAATGATTGATCCCTTTCTCTCACAGTAAAGGTTCTTGCAACCTTTGGTCTATGAATTCTTCTTGATTGTAATACTTCACAATCTACTGTATTTAAGAAATCTTCCCAAGCAAACTCTTTTGAGAAAGTACATTGAGCTAATGTATTGAATAAGTCAACATCAATTTCATTAGGTTTATAAGTGGATGCAAACTCATGAGCTGCTGCTAAGATATGCCTAAATGTTACCCAGTTATCATTCATTTTACACACTTCCATATGTTGCTTTGCTTGCATCCGAAATCTTAACTGTATTGGTGATTGAATAGTCATAGCTGCAGTTATACTTGGTTCATTCAATTTTCTTATTAAATAGACTAATAAATCATCCCTATCAGTTGGAACAATGTAATCATATGTAGGATGCTTCTGTCCACTCTTTATCACAGAGTGTGAGAAATAATCAAAAAATTCATATTCTAAGATTTTCCATTGTACTTTACCTGTAAATGTAAATTCACCTAATCGGGCATGGTTAAAAACATCTTCTGAAAGGTTCATTAGAAATTTAAATAAACCAAGAATGTAACTTCCCTCATCTCTTTTTTTATGTCTATATAAATCTAATGCTCTTTTTAGATTTAATTTATCTGACATGCCAATACCTGCAGTTGCTAATTCCATTATTGATGATGATCCCAAACCACCTAATGGTATTGGTACATGAGATATATTGATATCTAAAAATTTACTTGGATTATTTATCATACCTTCTGCTGTACCATATAACCTCTCAATTTTGTTATTGGTTAATAATAGCGCAAACTGTGCAACTTGAGGTGAACAACCTAAATCTAAAGCTTTAACACACCTACTTTGTCCTGATGCTAAATCATCGAAAAAACCTAAACCTGGTAAATCTGATAAACAACCTAACAATACTTTTGAAAATGGTATAGAAACAGAGCACCCTTCAAAGAAGGTAGACAAAAAATTCTGCATTGTTGCAGACAATGTAGTCTTCTTAGGTGATATCTTAATTGATCCCATGAGTAAAATATGCTCATGCAAATTAAACATTGCTTTCCATATATCCCCATTAACTGTATGCCAGTATAAAAACCTGCTTGTATTTTTCTGACTAACATACTCATACCATGCAGAACCATCATCTTCAGGCTCAAGATAGCCATAAATGAACAATGCATCATCAGAATGGTGAGCAACCTCTATGAAGCAATCAAGCTCCGAGAATAATTCACTCCAAACTTTTTTAAATAATAAACTAACTGCAACGCTAAATAATGATGAACATTTATTAAGATTTCCTTGTAACCAATTACCTCTAACTAATCCTGACCTTTCTTTGCTATAATCAAAAAAATCTAAAAATTCTTTGACTTTCTCCTCCTTTTGTTCCATTTTATCAATATAACCCCTCAATCTTCGTGATATAAAAAATTCAGTTTCATATATGTTTTTTAATGCATCAATGACACAATTTTTTAATTTACTGTCTTTTAAACCGTCATGTATATTTGCTGTAAACAACTTGAATTTAGCAGAATTATCACCTGGAGACCATTTAGTCGCATCAGCACTGACATACATTAACTTCCTTTTAAATACAATTTGTTCTCCAGTTGAAAGAGTAATGAAACTTTTCCCTGAAGCCCATCTTAATGCCTTTTCTAAACAATTCTGTATATTTAATATTTTCTTTTCACCACCATATGAAATGTATTCTTCCGTAACATTTTTAGCAATTGCATCAAAGTAATCTTCTATAATTTCTAACCTAACCCTTGTTTCTTGTGTAGTTATAAAAAAACCACGGTCAGCTTCAGTTCTTTGATGTTTGCGAACAATTCTTGCTTGTGGTCTTATATGTTTAGTTTCATCATATATCTGTAATATAGTGGGGTTATATTTATGTTGTGTAAGATATCTTATTGATTCAATTAATGTAACACTTGCTTGTAAATGTCCATCCTCTTGTAATCTACCAGACATACCTTTCAGACTTATATTTCTGGGTTGACTAAAGTATGGTTTTGACCAATGTTTATTAAGAATAGATGAGGCAATCACTTGAGTTTTAGATATCAAAATCCTATTTAATTCATTTGCAGCTAATTCTACTACATCTTGACAATATAGTTGTTGTTGTACCAATTCATCATTATCTATTTGACTGATTCTATAACCATTTTCTACAAGTTTTTTACCATATTTCTGTTCTTTATCTTTAAAGTTATTCATCCATTCAACCGTTTCCATATGTATTTTAGCCTCTTCAGACATTGTTCCATGCAATCCCTTTTCAAAAATAAAAAAACATGTTGTAACTTCTGAAATCAATGATTTATAATGTCTATATATGCATTTACAAATTAATGAAGAATAAACCCCACTAGCACCAATAGATGATTGATCAACACTCATTCCAATTAGTCTTACTTTAGAATAATATCGTAAATTATTACTTTGTGCTAAACCAATTAAGAGTCTTCTTGACTGATCATAGATAAATACTTCAAATGCACTTTTAAATGGTCTTTCTATAAATTTATGTATTAAAGTGTTATAACCTGAATACTGGGCTGTGCATGCAGGAATTAAATAACGCAAATTATCAAACAGAGCACATACTTTCATCTTTTGACATACAGCTAAAAGCTGATGAAATGAATAGACTGTTCTTACTGTTGATTGTAATGGAAAATGTCCTTGGTCTTCTACATAATATTGAAACCACACAGCAGTTGCAATTAATGATTTTTCAAATGCTGTGTTTAGTGCTAAAAGTCTATTTAAATCAAGGCTCATCACTTTAGAAAATATCCAAGATACACCATCTACATTCATCTTTGAGTCAATATTATCAGGATCATATAATCCGAAACCCTCTTTAAACACAGTTAAAAATCTTATGTAAGAATTAGATACCTCTAATGATTTAGAAGGTAAAATTACAAGAAGGACAGAACCATTATGAAATCCATGAATTGAATAATATTTTGAACGTCGTAATCCTGCATGTGCAATTAATGCCTCTGATAAATCCCTAACACAATGACCTACATTCCAGCAAACTGTTTTTCTTAATATACTAAGTAAATATTTTTCAAGTTCATTATTAGTAAATTTCTTTAATACTGAATCCACATAGGTTCTAGATACAGTTACTTTATCTTTTATAGGTCCCTCCCCTATCTTCATCTCCAATGAGCCTAAAATTTGTTCTATTATGCTGCAACTATGATTTAACCATTGAGAAGAAGTTATATCCAATGACTCAATTTCTTTAGTTTGTTTAACTTCATGATTAGATAAAATATCTAATGCTTTTTTAGATTCAGTGCTTAGTCGTGAATTTCTGACTTTAAAATGTACCTGGTTCATGTACATTTTGAGTCCTAATAAAAATTGGCTTTTATTTGAGTAGAAACTTGCAAGGTCTTCATTCGATAATGCTTGAAATTCATAAAGAATATCACGAACTAAATGTTGTGTAGGGGTTATAGGCTGTTCAAGAAGTAAATTATAGACTGCATTCTTTACATCCATATTGTCAGATACAATTGTTGAAGGTCTGTATTCTTCTTGAATACAGACTTGAATTAGTAGGAAATTCCTAGCCTTTCTAGAAAGCTTATATTTTAGTTTAAATTGTTCTTCAAAATTAGTAAATGAATCTTGAACTGCTTTTCCTGTAACCTCTTGAAATGAAAAAACATGTGTTTTTTTACTCATCCAGTTACCACAATAATCTACTAATTCTTTAATATCAGGATTAACTTTATCCATTTCTGCATAGTGTGGTATTTGAAAATCACTTACGGATTTGCCACCTATATGAAACTTCAAATTAAACATAGCTTCTAAAGCACTTCTTTCAATTGGATTTATCAAATGTTCTCGTACATATAATATCAATGTTTGTACTAATCTCATGTGTTGAACAACACCAGCATTTCTTTGACTGGGCCATTGAGAACTCATGTTTGAGCCATCTGTTTTAATTGCAACCACATCAAATTTTATTTTTATCAGTCTATTAATCCAATTCATTTTATAAGCTATATCTAACTCATGCTGCAATAAGTTCAATCCATCCTCATACTTTATTTTCTTTTCACGTATTCCTTTATCAACATCTGATGTGACTGTTACTTCAATGAAACTAATTGTATCACCATCAATACGATAGTTATCAGGAGTCATTTTCATAAACTGTTTTAAAGTCTTTCCAGTTGGATGATTGGGTATTATTAATTTTTCAAATTTATTAATTAATGTCTCTGGAACCCCAGCTTGAAGTAACACTATACCAATTGCTGTCTCTGTGTCTTTATTATGTGACCAATCATGTTTAATCATTTCATCAACCAAATTATGTCTAGTTTCATATAACTTGTCTAACAAGTTTAGACATTCTGGGGCACTAACTGTTCCTGGCTTTAATTCCCGAATTTCATCAGCAAGTTGATAATATCTCTGCAT